ACTAGAAGAGCACAAAGCTGGTTTAGTTGAAAAAGTCGATTCATATCTTAACTACGTTGTTGAGCAATGGATGGAAGAAAATTCCCTGGCAGTTGAATCCGGTCTACGTACCGAGATTGCCGAGGACTTTATTTCTGGCCTTAAGACTCTCTTTAAAGAACACTACATTGAAGTACCTGAAGAGAAGTATGACGTGCTAGATGAGCTTCAAACAAAGGCTCAAGAGCTAGAAGCAAAGCTGAATGAAGCTATTGATCATAATGTCCAAACTTCCAAAGAACTTAGTACTCTAAAACAGTCTAAAGTATTTGAAGAGCAGACTAAAGCTCTTGCCGCTACTGAAGTTGAAAAGCTTCGTAAGTTAGTAGAGGGCGTTGAGTTTGAAAATGAGGATCTTTATCGTGAAAAAGTTGCAGTAATTAAGGAAAACTACTTCCCTAAGTCCGCACCTAAGTCACCTGAGAAAGTTCTCGTGGAAGAAAGCGGTACAAATCCAGCTGCTTTTGACAATTCTGTCATGACAAAGTACGTTCAGGCTTTATCTAGAACAGTCAAAACTCGTTAATTTATAAATATAACAGAACATTTCCAAAAAGGAGAAGGTAATGTACCTATCAGAACAACTACAGGAGAAGTGGGGCGCAGTTTTAAATCACGCCGAACTTCCCGAAATTAAAGACAGCTACAAGCGTTCGGTAACTGCAGTTCTCTTAGAGAACCAAGAAAAGGCTCTTCGTGACGATCGTCAGATGCTGTCCGAGCTTGCACCTGCTAACAACTCTTTCGAAACAGCTGGTATCGATCGCTATGATCCGATCCTGATCGGTCTTGTACGCCGTGCTATGCCTAACCTAATGGCATACGACATTTGCGGCGTTCAGCCTATGACTGGTCCTACAGGTCTGATCTTCGCAATGCGTTCCGTTTACGGTAATACACGTACAGATGCTGGTCTAACCGAAGCTCTTTTCAACGAAGCAGATACAGACTTCTCGTCTTCTGGCTTCTCGTCACCTCTTGCTGGTGATGGTACACCTAAGAACGGCACTCATACTGGTTCCAACCCAGTTGATGGTGCTTACACCACTGGTAAGGGTATGACTACTGCTGAAGGTGAAGCACTTGGTGATTCGGCTTCTAACGCGTTTGGTCAAATGGCTTTTGCTATTGACAAGACCACAGTTACAGCTCGTACACGTGCTCTAAAAGCAGAATACACTCTAGAACTTGCACAAGACCTTAAAGCTGTTCACGGTCTTGATGCTGAATCAGAACTTTCAAATATCCTGTCTCAGGAAATCATGTTTGAAATTAACCGTGAAGTTGTACGTACAATTTACACAGTTGCTAAGGCTGGTTCACCTGCTACCGCAACAGCTGGTACATTTAACCTAGACGTTGACTCAAACGGCCGTTGGTCTGTAGAACGCTTCAAGGGTCTATTGTTCAACATCGAGCGTGATGCTAACCACATCGGTCAAGACACCCGACGTGGCAAAGGTAACTTCATCGTCTGTTCTGCAGACGTTGCAAGCGCCCTGTCAATGGCTGGCGTTCTAGATTACGCTCCTGCTCTATCAACCAACCTGAACGTTGATGATACAGGCAACACATTTGCTGGTATTTTGAATGGTCGTTATCGTGTTTATATCGACCCTTATTCAGCTAACCTAGGTGCTGCTTCTCAGTTCTACGTTGTTGGTTATAAGGGTACATCACCATACGATGCTGGTATTTTCTACTGCCCGTACGTGCCTCTACAAATGGTTCGTGCAGTTGATCCTAACAGCTTCCAGCCAAAAATCGGCTTCAAGACTCGTTATGGTATGATTGCTAACCCATATGTAACAACTAACGCAAACAGCGCTGCTGCCGATGCTGATACATTTACAGCCAACCGCAACCAGTACTATCGTCGTTCTAAGGTTGTTAACCTGATGTAATTGACGAAGCCGACGTAAGATCGGTACTAACAGAGGGAGTGAAAGCTCCCTCTTTTTTTGGATAAATATTATTATGGCATATACAGCAAACATTTCTACCGTAATTAATGATATAGAGAACGGTGCACCGGCCGTCTATAATTACTTACGTCCAAACGCATTTAGGTTTACGATTAAAGATCTACCTAATACTGCATACACCTGTCAATCGGCTAATCTTCCGGCGTTACAGTTGGGTTTTGCAACTCAACCTACCCCGTTCTTAGATTTACCAAGAATTGGTGATAAAAACGCTTTTGGTGACTTTACCATTCGGTTTCTTATTGCCGAAGATATGTCAAATTATCTAGAATTATTTGAATGGCTTATTGCACTCGGCTTTCCAAACGATTATACTCAGTATAAAGCGTTCACTGGTGAAAGACTAAGTCGTTTTCCTTTTTATAAGAATAGCCGAGGAGATACAGACTCTTTGGCATATTCAGATGGAACTTTGACCATTTTAGATAGCAATAACATACCTAAAACTAATATAATACTATTTGATTTGTTTCCCGTATCCGTCGAAGCTCTTGACTTTGACGTAACAACTTCCGCTGTAGACTATTTCGTAGGAATCGCTTCATTCAAGTATAGATCATTTACTATTGAAGCTTTATAATTTAATATTTTTGGAGTTAACATGTCAACACGACAAGTGAAATTGAGCCTAGAAGAAGTTCGTAAGAATAAATTTTTTGTAGCAACACCTTGTTATGGTGGACAGTTAATGGAACCTTATTTTAGGTCAACTGTCAAACTCATGACCTTTTTTAATCAGCATCAAATTCCTCTAGCATTTGGTACTATCGCTAACGAGTCACTCGTTACTCGTGCACGTAATGTACTCCTTGCATACTTTCTAAATTCTGATTATACCTATTTACTCTTTATCGATGCTGATATTGAGTTTCAAGTGGAAGATGTATTAAAGCTCTATGCTGCAAATAAAGATGTGGTTGTAGGTGCATATCCTAAAAAGGGTGTGGCGTGGCAACGCATTAAAGATAAGATCGCTGCTAAACCAGACGTACAGTTAACGGATAAAGAGATTGCAGCTCACGGTTCTGATTATGCAGTTAACTTTAAGTTTGTTAATAAAGAACAAAAGGCTATTGCTGTAGAGAACGGTCTAATTAAACTTCATGATGCAGGCACGGGGTTTATGATGATTAAGCGAGAAGCTATTCTCAAGCTTTTAAAAGCATACCCTGAACTAAAATATAACAACGACGTTAATATCAATAACAATCAAATTAACGATCATTTTTATGCTTTGTTTGATACAATGATCGACCCTGTGGACCGCCGTTATTTATCAGAAGACTACACCTTCTGTCGTCGCTGGCAAGAGATTGGTGGAGATATTTGGCTTGACCCCTCCATCTCTCTAAACCACTACGGCCACTTCTGCTTCCAGGGTAACCCTAATGCAATTATTGACTGGGGTGAGCCAGTCCCACTAGCCCCACCACAACCCAAAGAAGAAATTAAAACAATAGATCTTCCTGACGTAGTGGAACAAACTACTTAAATATAATATAATTACTATATTATGAAATTATCTGAATTGCAGGAAGAGTGGAGTAAAGACTCGTCGATCGATGAAACAAATCTCGGCCGCGAGTCTACTCGCGTACCTACACTCCACGCCAAATATCTTACCCATTTATCCAAGGTTAAACTGCAGGTACGAAAAGCAGAGTCAGACTACTATAATACCAGGCGTCTTAAGTACCGCTACTATCGGGGTGAGATGTCACGGGAGGAGTTGGCTGTTCTTGAGTGGGAACAGTTTCAAGGCAATAAACCACTCAAAAATGAGATGGATGAGTTTTTGCAATGCGATAAAGATTTAATTGAATTACAAGATAAAGTTGAATATTTTAAAACTGTAATTTACACATTAGAACAAATATTACGTTCTATTAATTCTAGAACTTGGGATATAAAAACTGCTGTTGAGTATATGAAATTTACTAATGGAACGATGTAATGAGTAATCGTTTTACTGAATTTGTTCCTCTTTATGTAGAAGGATTTCAAATATATCAGGTACCAGGGGGTGTTTTAAAAGCTTTACAAAATGAGACCTCAGAAATGTTACAAAATAATTTCTTAACTTCGACACATTATAATGAAAAGCTTGCTGGAAATATTGAAAAAGAGTTTATTTTAAAAAAATCTGCCGAACATCTAAACTATTACATCTCTTCTGTGGCCCCGTTATACTGGAAGAACACACACTTACCTAGTAATACTAAACAAAAACACTTTATTAAAAAAAATAATACAGATTATGATGTCTGGGTAAATTTTCAAAAGAAAGGTGAGATAAACCCGGTACATAACCACGGGGGAGATCTGAGTTTTGTAATTTACATCCAATTACCTTATCTTTACGAAGAAGAAAATAATTTACCAAGCTATAAAAATAGTAATATTCAAGTAGCCGGTACGTTTAATTTTATCTATCCTTGCTCAGCTGTAAGAGGAGGAATAGCGTCATTTATGGTAAAAACGGATAAAAGTTTTGAAGGTAAAATGATAGTATTTGATTCTGCACTTAGCCATATAGTGTACCCATTTTTTACATCAGACGATTATAGAATATCTGTTGCTGGTAATATAGAAATAGAAAAATGAATATCTTACAATTAGTCAAAAAAAATGATGTGCATTTGAAAGTGTTATGTGACCCGTCCGTAGGGCAAGAGCTTTCAGACCATTTTTGTTTTGACGTTCCAGGAGCAAAGTTCAATCCGCTTTTTCGTAATAAAATGTGGGATGGTAAGATTAGACTTTACTCTTTAATTACAAAAGAGCTATATGTAGGATTATTACCCTACTTAGAACATTTTGCTGAAGTTAACAATTATGAGATAGATTATGAACAATACCATCAACAATCAGATGCGGCCACCCCTGAACTGGTCAAACAGTTTGTGGAAGAACTTGACATATCGCTGCCCGGCAACGGGTCCGTTAGAGAATATCAACTTGATGCAATCTATCGCGCCATTTCTGATGGAAGACGTCTTTTACTCTCACCAACGGGTTCCGGAAAATCGCTCATCCTATACTGCTTACTACGTTGGAATGAGCGCTTTGGACGGAAACAGCTTATACTGGTCCCAACTACCTCACTCGTCGAACAAATGTACTCTGACTTCCAGTCATATTCTGAACGAAATGGCTGGCGAGCTTCATACAACTGTTCAAGAATCTACTCGGGACATTCTAAAGAAAATCTTCTCCCGATAGTTATTTCTACTTGGCAGTCAGTGTATGAGTTACCTAAAAAATTCTTCGAAGATTTTCAGGTAATTTATGGTGACGAAGCCCATAACTTTAAAGCAAAGTCATTAACCAGCATTATGCATAAAATGGTTAATACACCTTATAGAGTTGGTACAACGGGTACACTAGATGGCACAAAGACTCATAAGTTGGTTTTAGAGGGGTTGTTTGGACCGGTATATAGAGTAACATCCACAAAACAACTAATGGATGACGAGCAATTAGCAGAACTAAAAATATTTGGTCTTATTTTAGAGTATAGTAATGAGGTTATAAAAGCTAATAAAGAGCTAAAGTATCAAGAAGAAATGGATTTTCTATGTCAGTATGAACCTAGAAATAAGTACATAAGAAATCTTGCTCTATCTCAAAAAGGTAACACATTGGTACTATTTCAGTTTGTGGAAAAACATGGCACGGTTCTTTATGACATGATTAAACAAAAGGCTGAAGAGGGTAGAAAGATATTTTTTGTATTCGGAGGAACTAATACCGAGCAACGGGAACAAATTCGCCATATTACAGAAAAAGAAAATAGCGCAATTATTGTTGCCTCTTACGGTACTTTCTCTACAGGGATAAATATTCGTAACCTACATAATGTTATATTTGCATCACCAACAAAGTCTAGAATTCGTAACCTGCAGTCTATTGGTAGAGGATTAAGACTAGGGGATGATAAGACACATTGTAATTTGTATGATATTGGTGATGATATGTCATGGAAGACGAGAAAGAACTTTACATTGCTTCATATGATTGAAAGAATCAAAATTTATAATGATGAACATTTCGATTATAAGCTTGTTAAGGTACAAATTTAATGCATTGTAAGTTTTTAAAACTAACTAACGGTGAAGATATTATTGTACAGACTGATGATACTTGCGAGTCGTTAAACAATAAAGAATTTATTAGCGTAATTAAACCTGTGTTAATTGCGTCTATGAGGATACCTCGTGGTCCTATGGTCATAGAATCATACATTATGCAACCTTGGATTAAGATGGCAAAGGCGGACGTTGTACAGATAACTACAAAAAATATCGTAGTAGCTGTTGATGTTCATGAGATGGCTGAAAAACAATACTTACAGTATGTTGAAGAGTATAACAATAGAAATATTTTAAACAACACACCTGACTTTGAATTAGAAGAAGAGGAAGAAGTTAGTAAGGAAACGTTTGAAGAATTTCAACAAGCATTAAGAGAAGATTCGGAAGAAGATGATGACGGAACCCCAAGAACTAGACCTGGTAGAACCCTCCACTGATTTAAAAACTGCTCACTACGTTGACAATAAAAAATTTTTGGAAGCGTTGATTGAGTATAGGCAGCAAGTACTAGATGCACAGGCAAAGGGGTTAGAAAAACCTATTGTAAGTAGGTACTTAGGAGAATGCTTTATTAAAATTGCTACCCACCTATCTTACAAAGCCAACTTTATCAATTATACTTTTAAAGATGATATGATATCGGATGGTATTGAAAATTGTCTTACAGCAGTAGAAAAATTTGATCCTGCGCGTTCATCTAATCCTTTTGCATACTATACCCAAATTATTTACTTTGCTTTTGTACGTCGTATACAAAAGGAAAAAAAGCAACAAGCTACTAAATATAAACTTTTAGAAAATATTGATATAGATCAAATAGTATCTCAGTCAGATGATAATGAAGAAATCGTGACACACTTGCTTGAAATGGTTAGAAAGCAAGCCGATCAAATAGATACTGACCGTAAAGTACTTAAAGGTAAACCAGGTAGAAAGAAAAAGGTAAAAGAGGTACCAGATACACACGACAAACTTGATTAAAGCCTATATAATTGATCGTGCCATTCCACGTAAACTATGCAGCTGTCCTTCCAGCTGTACAATAACTAGGAGCTTAAATGCAAATAAACTTTCTAATGCCAGATCCTAACTGGCATGCCCGTCTGAGCTTTATTAAAAGTGCAATCAGAATCGCGGCAGGTATTTCCCTTATCTGGCCCCAGAGCCTTATTCTAGCTGGTATCTTCCTTATCATTGCTGAGATGGTCGGCATTGCGGAGGAACTGGTATGAGTAAAATAAAAGTAGCTGAGCTGTTTTACTCTATCCAGGGTGAAGGCCGGTACATGGGTGTTCCTTCAGTATTTCTACGAACCTTTGGTTGTAATTTTAAATGCGAAGGTTTTGGTATGCCTAAAGGACAGAAGTCCGAAGAATATCTAAAAATTAATCCGGAGCTTTATAATGAGTATAAAGACCTTCCTCTCGTATCGACCGGGTGTGATTCGTATGCTTCTTGGGATCCTCGGTTTAAGCATCTTAGCCCTGTTGTGGGTTCTACTGGTCTTGCCAACTCAATTATGGATATACTACCGTACAAGAGGTGGGAAGACGAACATCTTGTAATTACAGGGGGTGAGCCTTTGCTTGGGTGGCAACGTGCGTATCCAGATCTCTTATCTCACGATAGTATGTTACCCCTTAAAGAGATTACCTTTGAGACTAACGGTACACAAGAACTATCCGCTGAGTTTAGACAATATCTTATGAACTGGTGTTTAAATTCAAAGTATAACAGCACCGGTGAGCGTAGAGGTAGAGACGCTCTAACATTCTCAGTGTCGGCTAAACTATCGGTCTCTGGTGAGAAGTGGGAGGAGGCAATCAAGCCCGAAGTAGTGGTAGATTATGAGCAAGTAGGTTATACTTACCTTAAGTTCGTTGTAGCTACTCAAGAAGATGCAGAGGAAGCCGAACAAGCAGTTAATGAATACCGTAAAGCAGGGGTCAAAGGACCGGTTTATCTAATGCCGGTGGGTGGGGTTGAATCTGTGTATATGTTAAACAATAGAAATGTTGCCGAGCTGGCAATGAAGAAGGGTTGGAGATACTCTGATCGTCTTCAAGTACCACTTTTTAAGAACGAATGGGGAACCTAAACAATGTCATTACAAAAAGGTAAAACTGATGCCGATCTTGGCTATAAAGTTGAAGAATATCTAAAGTCCAAGGGTGTTCATACACCTACTTTGATTGATCCTCTTCTTAAGAAAGACGAATGGAAGATCAAGAAGATAGAAAAGTATTTTATTGCTATTATGGAAACCTTAGGTCTTGATCTAGCTGATGACTCGCTAATAGATACTCCTAAGCGAGTAGCTAAGATGTATGTAAATGAAATTTTCTGGGGTCTAAAGCCAGAAAACTTTCCTAAGTGCACTGTCATTGAGAATAAGATGGGGTACGATGAAATGGTAGTTGAGAAGGACATTACACTAATGTCTAACTGCGAGCACCATTTTGTTACTATTGACGGCAAGGCTCACGTAGCCTATATTCCTAAGGATAAGGTTTTAGGTTTATCTAAACTTAATCGTATTGTGGAATACTTCGCCCGTCGCCCTCAAGTGCAGGAACGTATTGCTGAACAAGTCTATCATGCTCTTTCTTTTATTCTTAGTACGGAAGATGTTGCTGTAGTAATTGAAGGCGTTCATTACTGCGTGAAGTCTCGAGGTGTTGAAGATCATTCCTCTTATACGGTAACAGCTAAGCTTGGCGGGTGCTTTAAATCTGAGCCCGACTGCCGTGCTGAGTTCATGTCATTGATTAAGAAGTAATGGTCTGGTATCCTAACTCCCAAGGTCGCTTTGGTGATAATGGTGCTAAAGGCGATCAAGGTGAAGATATTGTGAAAGAGTATTGTTCCGTAAACAATATTAAGTTTGAAGAAAAAAATGATAGAAATAGCCAGGTCAATTTAAAAATAGATTGCATAATAAATGATACACCAGTTGATGTTAAATCAAACTTTTTTAAAGAGCATTTAGCTGTTGAGCTTTGGACTCATAAGAATGAGCCGGGTTGGTTGTATACCACTGCCGCTGAAGAAATATATGGTGTTGACGTGGAAACTAAATCTATCTACCGTTATAATGTAAATGAGATGAAAGAGCATGTCAAACGAAATAGAACCCGTGCAAAAAAGAGTAAAAAAGGTGATATTTTAATGTGGGTTTCAGTAGATACCCAGTCGATAATTGAAAGAATACAATGAAAATTTCACATGAATCCCCTCTATCGCTAATGCCGCAATCTCGTAAGTATAACGACTACGATTATGCATTAGTTCACTTGTTTGAAGAGATCCCCGAATACTATCAGTTTTATGAAGACTCAGTAAAAGATGGAAGACATGTTCTCCTAGATAATTCTATCTTTGAACTAGGTGTATCGTTCGACCCCGTAAAATACACGTTCTGGATTTCCAGACTTCAGCCTACAGAATATATTATTCCTGATGTGCTAGAGGATGCTTTAGGTACTATGGACAAGGCGCTAGACTGGAAAGAAAACCAGATGGCCTTACTTAAAGAGGGTAATACTCCACTTGCACCTAATACGAAATGTATCGGTGTAGTTCAAGGTAAGACCTACAACGAATTAGTACAATGTTACCAATACGTGGATGATGTTATAGGGGTAGATAAAATTGCTATCTCTTTTGACTATTCTTACTACCAAGAAGTATGCCCTCATCCTAATAAATGGATGGCATTTGCTCTAGGACGAGCACAAACACTCACACGGATGTTAAACGATGGGATTATTAACAAAGACAAACCACATCATTTGCTTGGCTGTGCATTGCCTATTGAATTCTTTTTCTACCGCGAAGGCTTCGATTGGATTGAAACTATGGATACTTCCTCTCCTATTGTACATGGGCTCTGTGATATTGTGTATGAGCCTGGTGGCATTATTAATAAGCAATCCATTAAGCTCGTCGATCTCATTCATTCTACTCCCACCACTGATCAAGTAGATAAAATCAATTGGAACTTATCGGTGTTCAGATCGTATTGTAATGGAATGGCTAAATGAAGTGGATCGCATTTTTTAGTCAGACAGGTTCGGAAATTGTAGATGTTTCTAATGCGCTAGGACGTAAGCCTGATCTTTTAGTTACCAACAACTTTGAACAAAAGATAAAGTTTAATCCTGGAATTAGAAAACTAGGTGTAACCATACAGTCCGCTCGTCATGACATGCTGATGAATTATTTTCGAATGCAAAGGGTCTATAATCCTGACTTAACACTTATGACCTTACATGGATATCTTCGAATTATACCGGAAGATATTTGTAACAAGTACGATATTCTAAACGGTCACCCTGGACTAATAACCAAGTACCCAGAACTAAAAGGTAAAGACCCTCAAGTAAGAACTTGGGAAGGTAAATACCCGGACCTAGGTTCTGTCGTACATAAAGTTACCCCGGGGGCTGATGAGGGTGAAGTTTTAAGCTCAGTTGCTTATACCAATCGTTGTGAATCTCTAGACGAAATGTATGGCAAACTTAGGCAAAGTTCATTAGAATCATGGTTGTGGATACTTAAACGTATTAAGGATTTAGGATGCGAATTGGTATAACTGGTGCACAGTCTGTAGGCAAGACTACTTTACTCAATGCTCTGCGTAGTGAGAAGTTCTTTAAAGACTATGCTATTTGTGATGAAGTTACTCGTCGTGTTAGGTCATACGGGCTACCTATTAACGAAGACGGTACCGGGATTACACAACGTTTGATTATGAACGAGCATATTGTTAACGTGTTTCTTTACGATAACATGCTTACTGACCGCACTGCTTTAGATGGGTTAGTTTATTCAACCTATCTTTTTAAGCATAAAAGGATTGAAGATAAAACTATGCGCTATGTAACCGAGGTGTTCAATAGTGTATGGGAAAAGTACGATCATGTGTTTTATATTAAACCTGAGTTTGAAATTGAAGATGATGGTACACGAAGTGTAAATAAAGCATTTAGAGATGAAATTGTTGATATCTTTGAACATGTCATCGAGAAAAAAAAGCTAACTGTGACACGGGTTAAAGG